GGTTGTCAGCCGTCCTGACAGTGGCTATGAATTGAGCACCAAGCCCAAGTCGCAGTCGCAAACCGTTGGAACGGATAGGCTTGCCAAGATGCTTGGCATTACGCCTCGCCAAGTGCAACGGCTGGCCTCAACTGGTGCGTTGCCAAGGGGAGAAGGCGAGGGCAACTGGCCGCTTGATGATTGCGTCCGCGCCTATATTGAACACCTGCGGGCCGACAAGAAAGACGGCAAAACTGGCGACTACAACGAAGCTAAAACACGCGAGAAAGCCGCGAAAGCCAAGCTTGCCGAGCTTCAAGTGGCCGAGCGCGAAGGCAAGCTGTTGACCGTGGAGCACGTCTGCGCGGTCAACGGCGCGGTTTACACTGCCTTGGTTGGACGGCTCTGCAATCTGTCCGACGGACTGGCGAACATCTGCCATAATCAGCCAGCCGAGTTTATCGCCACGCGCTTCAATGACGCCATCCGCTCTGCGCTGAAAGAAGTTGCCAAAATGGATTTCATGCCGTCCGACAAGTGACCTCCATCGAAACCCATGCGAAGTTAGTCGAACAATGGCTGACCCCGCCTGACGACGGCCCGCTATGGAAATGGGCAGAGGCCAACATTGACCTCACCGGCTTGTCAGCATTAGAGGGACCGTATCGCACCGACGTTTCGCCGATGGTGCGTTGGCTATTCAACGCACTCCAAGACCGGGAGACGCGGCGGCTAGTCGTCATGGTATCGGCACAGGCTGGCAAAACGCAGACGCTCATGATATTTGCGGCATGGGCTATTTGCGAAGCTCCCGGCCCGACGTTCTGGGTTGGCGCATCGGAGGAAGCCTGCGACGAATTCACCAAGGCGAGGTTGCTGCCGATGTTTGAGCAGACGCCGGCAGTGGCCAAGCGGATGCCGTTGCAACGAAGCGAAAAGTCGCTGAACCTGATTCAGTTTGCCACGATGCCGCTTTACTTTCGCGGCTCAAATTCGCCAAGCAAATTGAAGTCAACGCCGGTCCGATACTTCATCGGCGACGAAATAGACGACTGGAAGCCGGGAAGCCTCGACAAGGTTCTAAAGCGCGTCCGCACGTATCGGAACTCCAAGCAAGTGCTTATCTCCACGCCGGAATTGAGCGGCGGGAGTATGCACACGCACTTTCTGAGCGGCACGCAGACCTTCTTTCATTGGGCTTGTCCGCATTGCCAGCATCGCCAACCGTTCAGATTCGGGCGGGAGCGCACGGTTCTATTTGAGCCACGCGACAAAGGCGGATTCATTTGGGATACGAACGACACCACGAGGCCGGCTGGCAAATGGAACTGGCAAGAGCTAAGGAAAACGGTGCGCTACCAGTGCGAAAGCTGCGAAGGCGAGATTTACCAAGTCGAACAATTCAAGCTCCTGCAAACCATCGAAGCCGTTGACCGTAATCCTCTGCCAGAAAACGGCGTGAAGAGCTGGCACTTTTGGGCAGCTTATTCGCTTTGGGTGAAATGGGATGACATCGTTGTGGAGTTCCTGACGGCCAAGGAGGTTGCGGAGACTGGCAACATTGAAATGCTCAAGAGCTTTGTCAAAGAGACACTTGGCGAGCCGTGGGCACTGGTGGAAGACGCGGCGAATGAGGATGAATTGCGGAAGCGTTGCGGGCAATACAAGCGCGGAGAATACTGGGAAGCCAACGGCCCGCGACGTGTCTCTCGCATTATCACCGTTGACGTTCAAAAGGACCATCTGCGTTACGTCATTTCCAACATCCGCGAAGGCGGCGAGCTTCGCGTTGTGGACTATGGCAGGCTGACAGACTTTGCAGACCTCCGCGCATTGCAGGAACAGAAAGGCGTTGCCAATCGTGGCGTCTTTATTGACTGCGCGGACGGGAATCGTTCAACGGAGATTCTGCGGGAGTGTATGCGCTGGAACTGGATAGCAATGCAGGGCAGCGCACAAGATTCTTTCGCACACCTGCTAACGTCCAACGGCAAAACAGTCCAAAGGCCTTTCAAGGTCAAACAGATTGACCCATTCATCGGCACGAATAAGGGTGCAACGCGGACGGTGACGCGGATTTCGTGGAGCAATAACGCATTCAAAGACCGGCTTTTCTTGTTTGCCTACAAGGGCAAGGGGCCGCTGTTTGAATTGCCGTCCGACGTTGGCTCTGACTTCCTGACTGAATTGCTAGACGAAAGGCGCGAGGCTAAGAAAAGCGAACGCGGAGCAACGCGCTACGTTTGGAAAGACACCGGTAATAACCATTTCTCTGACTGCCTACTCATGGCCTATGTTGCCATGGATGCGACCGCGTTTTCCCGTGGCGTTTTCAATGTTGAGGCCAAGGAATACGAACTCAAGGAATCTCCCTCGCCTTGACTAGCTACCCACGGCGGGCAAAGCCTTCGCCATGCCGTCGGGTATATTTGCGGACTTCACCGAAGCGGAAGTGTTGGCCATTAGGTCACAGGCGAAAACGCTTGTGACCGAAGGCAAGACGGTCATGTCGTGGGGCAGCGGCAACACTAACACAAGCAAACAGTTCACGATGCCCGTGCGGGAAGTGCTGGAGGAATGCCGTTATGCACTTCGCAAATTGAATCCGACGGACTACGGTGCGCTTGTGACCCGCGCCTATTGCAACTTCGACAGCTTTAACCCTAACCGCTAATGGCAGCCGCACCCGTCAAGCTCTTGGATGCCTACGGGCGTCCATTCAATCAGGTTGGCAACAAGCTTTATGATGCGGCGCGATGGGACCGCACGCGCCCGTATGTCCAGAGCCAAGCGCACGATTATGCCAACATTGCCGGCGCGGGGCATCGGACCTTGATGACGCTTGGCCGCTACCTATACGCCAACGTCGCGCCGTTACAGAACGCAGTTAATACTATCGCAAATACTGCAATCGGTAACAGCTTCATCGCGCAATTTTACGGCGCGGACAAAGCATGGGGCGAGAAAGCCGAGTCACTGCTTTACGAGTGGCACAAGATTTGTGTGTTGAACGGCGGCGTCTATGACTGGCGGGCGATGTTGCAGGTTGCCATCGTATCAATAATCAGGGACGGCGACATTGGCATCTTGCTGACTGAATCGGAACAGTCAGGCTACCCGCAGGTGCAAATCATCCCGGCCCATCGCATCGGCTCGCCATCGGATGAAGGCACGGTTGCGTCAGGTCCGTTCAAAGGTAATGCATTGGTCAACGGCGCAATCTGTAACGAATACGGGCGTACCATTGGATACCGCGTGTATTCTGCGGACTTCACCAGCTACCAAGAAATACCGGCGTCCGATTTGGCTTTGTATTACAAGCCCGAGTTCGCGGAGCAATGCCGGGGCGCGTCGCGCATTGCGTCAGGCATCCGCGATTGGCAGGACCGGAAACAGGCGTTTGAATTCCTGCGGCTGGCATTGAAGAAAGAGGCTAGCTACGCAGTGGTAGAGCACACCGAGGAAGGCAGCCTTGACCCTGACGCGGATGAAATGCAAAGCGTGGCCGGCTTGAATAGCGGAACGATTTACGAGGAGCGCGTGGACGGCGGGGCGATTCGTGTGTTCAAGAGCGGCAGCAATAGCAAAGTTGAATTCCCGGAAAGCTCGCGCCCGTCGGCAAACACGCAAGCGTTTTGGGAGCGAGTCACGCGGGACGGTTTGCAGGCTATTGGCTGGCCGTATGAATTGACCTACGATAGCTCCAAGATTGGCGGCGCGTCTTTGCGAATGATGATGGAGGTTGCGCAACGCACGATTGAAGACTACCAAGACATGGCCTCCAAAATTGCCACGCGCATTGATGCTTGGCGATTGTCAAAGGCCATCAAGTCGGGCGAGCTTCCCGCGAATGTTGACTGGTGGAAAATCTCGCACCAGACGCCGGAGGAAATGACGGCTGACAAAGGCTACTCGTCGCAAGTTGACCGCGAGGAATACAAGCTGGGCTTCACTACGCTGAAAGACGTTTCTGCCCGACGCGGAACGTATTACGAAGAAGTGATTGCTCAACGGCAACGCGAAGCCGGCGACATTGTTAAGGCTGCCAAAAAGATTGCTGCGGAAAACGGCATTGAATTCTCGCTGGCTCTTTCACTCTTGCGCGAATCCAATTCAAGCTCTGCCTCTATGACTTCCGAGGCCATGATTGCAACCACTCAAACGCAATGAAATCCATTCTTGAAACTCAGGAATTGCTCCTTATTGAACCGCGCCGATGGTTCGCCAAGCTTGAGGAATTCAAGGCGCACCAAGCCGGCATTCTCGAAATGTTGCTTGGCGAGGATGAAGACGAGGAGGAGCCGCTAGACGTTGACGAAAACGGCGTTGCCGTCATTGACGTGACCGGCCCGATTGTTGCCGGCCTGCCTAAGTTCGCCGAGTTGCTAGGCTATGCGCGGCCTGAATCCATCCGCGAAAAGCTGGAAGATGCGGCGACGAATCCAGCGGTCAAATCAATCATTCTCAACATTGACTCGCCGGGCGGAACCGTTACCGGCACGCCTGAGCTTGCGTCATTTGTAAAAGAGGTTGCCGCGAGCAAGCCGCTTTATTCCTACACCGCCGGCCTTTGCTGCTCTGCCGCGTATTGGATTGCCGCACCAAGCCGCGCCATTCTCGCCACTCCTAGCGCAGAGGTTGGCAGCATCGGCGTCTATGTCGCGCACCAAGATATGAGCGGGCTTGCCAAGGCAATGGGCATTGTCGTGAACGTGTTCCGCTCTGGCAAATTCAAAGGCGCGGGCGTTCCCGGCACTTCTCTGAGCGAAGCGCAAGCCGCCGAGGTTCAGGCGAAAGTTGACTCGCTGGCCGCGCTGTTCAAAGCGTATGTGACAGAGAATCGCCCCGGCGTGGATGATGACACAATGCAAGGCCAATCCTTCATGGGCTATCAAAGTGCCGGCGTCAAACTT